AATTCCAATCGAAGGCTCAAGGGTGAATTTTTCTTCATATTTGACATTACTATTTAATTCATTAAGGGCTGCTAATAATGTCTTATTTCCTTGGTCCAAATTAAAAGTCTGTGAGGTCAGGCTTGATAAGATCTGTTTTGTCAGGTTTTCAAGGGTAATAATTCCTCCCTCGTTCGTATCTGGGTCTAAAAAAATGAGTTTTTTCCCTGTTGGGATCGTTGTTGTTTCTGCGAGTGTGTTTGCGTTTACTCCATCTGCTGGTAATGACATAATATTTTCCTCCTATTCTTCGGCATTAAAGCATATTGCTTTTTTACTCAAGATGAGTATTTTGCCGTTTAATATTAATGCTAATTGTTTATATGTTGTAAAGCGTCCAACTACTGTTCCGCCGAACATATAGTCTTCGTTGTTTACTGTAATCGAATATCCATATCCAAGAAATTCTTGGCCAGATTCTGTTTTTTTTCGCCAAGAGTAATTTTTCTCCGGATATTCTCTTGTGATGTCTTTGCCTGCTTTATACAGCACTACTGAGATTGTAGTGGTCTCATTTCCGTTATCAGTATACTGTGTGTTGTATATCAGTGTTTTATCAGATATTTCTTTGACTTCACTTGTTGTCTCACTTAAAGTTGCCCGGATGCCTTCGAGTCCTGTTTCGATGCTTGTCATTTTCTGACTTGCATTTGAGGCTTCGTTTTTTGCCGATTCTACGTCTTCGCTCATTTGAGTGTAGACTTGATTTAGTGTCTGATTCTTTTCATCAAACCAGATTCGGCTGCTATTGATTGTCTGAACACTGTTATTGATTGTTGTAAAGAGGCTGTCGATGTCTAACTTATTTGCTGAGATTGCTGCATCATCACTGACCATCTTATTTACAATAAGTCCATCTGCAATAGCCCCCTCTTTGATGCCCGTAGAATCAATCAAAATTCCTTTGCCTGTCTTATCAAAGAGGGCAAAAGTAAAATCTCCATTCGCGTCTTGGCCAGCTTGCATCCTTATCACGCTGTCTGCATCTTTCCACTGTTGCGTTGCTCCTTGAATCAGGATGCCGCCATCATCCGATAAGATTCTAAATTTATTTGTGCTGATATCTCCAGCCAGTAAGTCCGAAATAGAAACCGTCTGCATAACTGCTGTCCGGATTAAAGCTGAGTCAATCACAGCGTTTTCAGATGTCAGATGAATGTTTTGTAAATCTCCTACTCCGGCATTACCCATGAGTACGTTTTTTAAATTTGCGTATTCGCCTTCCAGGATTCCTACTTTTTCGTGATCAACATCTAAGTTTGTAATCTTCGCATCAATCGCTGTAAATTTGTTTGCTGTAAGAATTTTAAAATTACCGAGTTCTCCGTTAATTTCCTGCACATTTTCTTTTACAACATCAAGATTTTTAATTGTTGCATACGTAATTTTTGCAGTATCTACATCAAGCTTATTAATCATTGCGGTATCAATCATAACAAGTTGTGCATAATACCGCTCCATTTCTTTTGTCTGAGGTCCTTTATAGCCGTCATTCGTCTCATCTTCTGACAGTCCGGCCGCTTCGATAGAATACGTTAAACCTCCATCAAACTCCCATTCCAATTTCATCACGGGAACCTTATAAGATTCTCCACTTAAATCTTCCACTGTGATGATATCCCATACGTCAATACGTGGGTCACCAAGCATTTTTAAGCTACCTGGCATATAACTAAAGCCTTTTAATTTTTGAAACACGTTATCAAGCGTATTCTGCGTCACAAAGGGATTAGAGAAGCTTACTGTTCTTGCTCCACTTCCGGACGAAATCGAAATACTGTTCCCGTCTTTGTCTTGTCCTGTGTAACAAGTCAGTTTGTCTACTGTAAATGGATAGTCGTTATGTTCAAAGTTATCCCAGTAGCGTCCTGTGCCTACGGTGTACTTATTATCTTCGTAAGTGTGTATCTCAATTTGTCCCTGGCGGTTGCACACAGCAAAACCGCCGTACATTTGAGCAACATAGGATAATACTTCTCGGCAAGAATAACCTTTCGGAACCGACATCGAAATTGAAGAAAGCCCCGATGCAGCTATTGGAACTTTTGTTATTTCTTCAATCTTTTTTAATGTTGAAATGGTATCTGTCGCTGTTCCGTCCATTGAGAACGTTCGCTCCGTTTGTGCCATGCGATCATATGCAGTGAATTCTATCTGTTCTTCATTCTTTTGAGTTTTACCAGCAGTAAAATAACCAATCGGAATCCATTCTGCAAGTCCATCAACATCTAACCCTATCTGCATGTGAAATTCTTTTCCTTCAATTGCGCCGGCGCAATTCATTGCTATAGTGACATATTGAGAAACTGTGGAACCGAGAGAAAAATCATCTTCTACTTCGGAACCCCCTGTAAATTTAACGCTCTTTACACTCTCAATTGTCACATCATCACAGGTAATCAGGCATTTAAACGTTCGGGAATCCTGCTGTATCAAGTTGTCAAAAGCGTTTGTAGACTGATACACAGGACCACCTCCTACTCAGTCATGATACAAAGTGTATCTATATCAGCAAGTGTTAAAGCGTCATAACGGGAATCATCGTATTTTTCGATATCTTTCTCAGAAATTGTTTGAAGATTTACTTCCGTATCGATACTGAGAAGTTCTTCTAAATCTTTATTAAATCTCTGTGTGTCTTTAAATACATAGCTATTATCTTTAACAGCCGGCTTTCCTTCACTGTCTTTCTCTGCATGTTCCTCAATAATTTTCTCGCGAGCGACATTATAGGCTTCTGCCGCTTCGGCAAGACTTAATATATTGCGGTGAACCGCATATCCAATCTTGATTGGGAGTTTCTTTTCTTTTAACGCTGTGCATCCATTGATAAAATTAACGATATCTCTATTCTTTAACTTCATCTGTAGTTCCTCCATCTCTTCCGTCTTCAATCTGATAAAGCATTTCATCAAATGCCGCCATATCCTTACGGCATTCTGTTTTATTTGCTTCATATAACTCTTTGTCCTGGATATTCTTGCTGCAGTTACTTTTTCCTGACTCCGGAATCTGCGCAGTCATATAGACTGCTGTCTTTCCGTCAATCATAGAACTATAACTTAACGTTGTTGATCTTGTTCCTTTTAACATAATGTTCTCCTTATTTCTCTATCAAGTCTACCGCTACCCCCTGATATGTTTTTACGCCTTTGTAATAACTATAAACAGGGTAAGTCGGTGAGCCTGCGTAAAATTTCTTTGTCACTTTTGAATCTGTACCTGGGTCCGTGAATGTAACATTGAAAAATGCCGGCTTTATAGCTTTGTCTATTACCGTGGCTTGTTGTCTCGTCAGGGGTGGCCAGGCGCATTTTAAAGTGTATTTCGTGGCAATAAGATCGCCAACCATTTCTCCGCTGGCTGCCCGTCCTGTATTTTTAGACCAGATTTTTTCCTTTGTGATTGTGAGGCCATTTAGCTTTAAGGTGGGCATTGTCGCTCCACCAATAATCAGCTCGTCACTCATCTGCCCACCTCCTAACTAAATACCGGTTTCCCGGTTGATTTTTGATACTGCTGTCCTTCTTTTCGAACGACTTTGAATAACTTTTTCGAATCACCTTCCAGATAGATATGTACATCTGTACTCTGATTCTTATCACCACTAAAGCTTTCCAAAGCATTTACCATCGCTTCAAATACACCTGCCCGGATAGCGTCTACAATCTGATTATTGTTTGCAACTGCATTCTTGTTTCCGATTCGTCCAACCATCTCTGGGCCGTTTTCTCGTGCGACAAACATCTCTCCCGCATCAGGAAAACCTCCTTTTGCATACCAGTTAAGGGAAAATGAAGGGGTCGAAAAACTCAGGCCTCCTACATTGTGACTATTCCATGTTGTTGAAATATGAGGAAGTTTAATCCTTACGGAAGCAAAGCCATCTGCAAAGTTCTGAATCGCATTCTTTCCGGTTTTATACAGGTTGGGGATTGCCTTTGAGATTTTCGAAGGAAGATTTGACAAAGTGTTGTTCATTGTCTTCCAGTTATTGTCCAGACCATTTTTTAATCCAGTAATAACCTCTTTGCCGCGGGAAGTTACCTTACCTTTCACATCTCCTATCTTCTGATAAATCTCATTTTTAATCTTCGCTACATGATCCAGTAAGTTTGATTTCTTTACCGCATTCCAGCCATTCTTTATGCCGGCGATTGCATCTTTTCCTTTATCTACTAGCCATTCTTTCGCATTGCCAAGCTTTTCTTTAAATTCACCTGGGAGCTTTGCTATCCACGAAAGGACATCTTTTATTTTATCCTTAAGGCCTTTCAGAAGTCCGCTAATAATATGAGTGCCCTGCTCTGCCATAACTGTTGAAGGGGAATGTATTCCAAATGCCTTTTTGAAAGCATCAATAATTGGTTTGAAAATATTATCTTTGACCCACTTGGCAATATTTTTCATTCCATCTTTGATTCCTTTTAGGATTCCAAGAGGAATATTTCCGCCGCACTCTTCTATTTTCTTTTTAAAATATTTTTGTGCGTTTTTAGCAGCGTCACCAATAAGCTTTCCTAAGAGACCTGCCAGTCCTGCAAGAGCTGATGCAAGAGCTGTGCAGAGGAGCTTGTAGATTCTCGTTGCAATTCCAAGCCAATCAATGTTCTCAAGGAAGGTTGCAATGCTTTTTCCGACATTGCCCCATTTCACATTTTCAATTGCGGTTATTGCAAAATCTAACGCCCCCTTGATTCCATTTGAGAGCGACTTTCCAGCTTTTGCCCAGTCGAATGTATCAAACAGTCCGTTTATTGCATCTGCAAGGGCTTTCCCGGCTTTTTTCCACTTAAAATTAGTAACCGCTGTGTATACTGCCTCCAGAGCTGTGTTTAAGCCGTTTCCAATAGTCTTACCTACAAGATTCCACTTTGTTGTCTTTATAAAGGTATTGATTGATGTAACAATGCCGCCTACGACATTCCGTACTGTTTCCTGTATAAGATTCCAGTCCAGTCCTTTCATGGCACCGTTAATACCATTTCCTACCGCTTTGCCAAGTGAATCCCAGTGAAAATTCTTTGCAAATGTGTTGACAAAGCCAAATGCTGTATTAAGTCCCTGAGAGATTGTATTTCCTACTAATCCCCAGTCTACTGTCTCGATAAAGCCATTTAGGAAGGTTGCAACGCTTTTGGCTATCTTGTTACACGTCTTCTTGATTCTATCCCACGGAATGCTCTCTAAGGCTTCATTGATTTTCTTTCCTACCATCTGGCCGATTTTCGTAAAGTCTCCTTGTGCCCAGGCATCCTTTAACATCTTGGCTAGATCTTTGTATTTGTTTGGGATTTTCACTGTCTCGAACATATCGTTCGGACTCAAACCGCCACCGGAGGAATCAGAGGAATTCTTATCATCCAGCTTATTAATCTCGTCAAATCCCATAAGGGCTCTCTGTAGGTTTTTTGCCTTTTTCGAGCTCTTGTCAAGACTTGCTGCATAATCCTGATTGACTTTCTTTGCCTTAACGAAAGTGGTCTGTCCGGTCAAACTGGCTGTAAGCTGTCCAAATGCATTCACTACCGTAATAATCTTTTGGATTAATGCATTTAATACCGGCGTTATCACTGTAAGGATCGGGGCAAATGCAGTAGCCAGAGAATTTTTAAGCTGCGTAAGTGATGACATCAATAACGAGAGGTCTGCATTTGTCTGTTTACTATACTTAGACAGGTTCTGCATTCCTTCTTTCGCACCGTTTAATGCTCCCTGTATCACAAAGCTGGCAAACATAAATCTAGCTGTCATGGCAAGGGTGCTTAAGATTCCCCTTAATCCCCTGCCGGATTGGCCCATTCCGTTCATGGACCTTCTGGTTCTTCCTATGATAGGAATGCCAGAGGTAAACTTTTGAATCAGTGCAGCAAATGCTCCGGAAGTTCTTTTAATAGCTGTTGAAACACGGCGAAATGCAGAACTTGTTCCTGAAATAATTTTCTTCAATCCGCCCCATCCCTTAGAACCTACATAAGCCGCATTGCTTAACACTTTCCCTAAGACAGGGATTCTTTTTATCGTATTATTTACTGACGAAGTGATCTCTCTCAGTTTTACCGGAATCCGTTTTAAAGAATAGGCGGCAGTAGCTCCTGCTGTTTCAAGTCCGCTACCGCCGCTTAATTTGCCGGAAGTCACACTCTGAACATCCTGCCCGTTCGCAATCATGGCAACTCTATTCGAATTATATCTTGATGCTTGTTTTTTTGTATCTGCTATCTGCGTATCAATTGCAGTTGTGTCTTCCCCCCTAGCTTGCAAATCCCTTTTCTTTTGTTGCATTTTTTCTAGGGATTTATTTGTCCGGTCGATATCATCTTTTATTCTCAGATAGTCGTCTGTATAGACTTTAATGCCTGCTGCCAACTGTGCTTCTTTAACATAATCTTTCATAGATTCTTTAAGTTCTCCAGCTCTGATATCTGTTATTGTTGACTTGATCCTTTTTCCCACTTGTTTCCACGGAGCAACCAACTTTTCTCCAACTGTATTTTTAAAACCAATGCCGCTCATTGCTTTTTTGATGGCATCAGAAGCTCTCTTGGCTTCTGCTTCGCTCTGACTCATCTCTCTTTTAAAATGCTTCGAGTCTCCTTCTATCGTAACCTTTAATTTTGCAAGGTCTTCACTCACATTTCCACCTCCTTCCTTTCAAAAAATAAAAGCCCGGATTACTCCCGGCTCTCAAATTGTGCGATACGTTTTTGCCAAGCTTCTTTGTACCGCTCTAATTCTTCCTGTTTTCTTCTTTCATCGTCTAATTCTTTTTCTTTTGCAAATAGTTCAGGGTAATAATCCCATGCCTTTAATGTCCGCCCGTCTTCGGAAAAAGCAGCAGTCAGATTGCCGACAATCGTTTCTGCCAGAATGAAGTTATCCCATATTGTCTGCTTTCTTTTTTCTTTTTCTCTTTTGTAATACGCCTCTAAACAATCAATGATTTCGTTTAGGGATAAGCTCCAGAAGCGTTCCGGGCTGATTCCGGCATATAATGCCTCTGGATAAAGGTACATAAGATACTCTGTTGTGGTGGTTATTTCATCTCTTCCATAATATCCTCCGCCTGTTCCTCCGGGAAAAAACCCGAAACAACCAGTGTAGGGATAATAATTTTCGTATAAAGACTGAATTGGTCTCCGCCCTCTTCCGTCCAGACATCATATAACTTTTTAATCTTTGCATAGCTCATGCCATGCTCCCAGTTCTCCATCGCTGCCTGAATGATCGTCAGCATAACAGAAAGGGGCGGGATTTCATCGATCATATTTATAATGTTCTGATGATATTTGTTCTCTACTCTTTCGACAGAGCCTGCCTGCAGCTTTAACTTATAATCTCTGCCTGCTACTGTCCAATAGTGAAACGGCTTTCTCTTCTTTTCAATCTCTACCACTTTCTCTTCTGTTTCTTTTACTTCATCTAATCCACCGATATTTTCGTTCATCTTCTACCTCCTATGCTGGGTCTGTACGTTTGATTGACTGTACAGCGATAGTTGCCTCAAATTCGATTACACCGTTGACTCCACCGCCGGTACGTTTTACTGCTACCTGTCCTGTAAACTCTGTTATTGTCTTGTCTGGAAGTGTTTCCTGAAAAGTCAATACTGTTCCCTTATCCGCTGCCGCGCTTAAAACTCTGTACGGAGATTCTGCTTTGGTATTATCATACTTAAACTTGTACTTCATATCTGATAAATCCCCAATTCCCTTTTCATATACTTTATGGGGATCTGTTAAACAGGTATTATCTACTTTTTCAATATCTTCTCCCATTTCCGGGATTTCTTTTAATCCAGGAAGATCCTTAAATGTAGATTCCGCGCCGCTGGCTTTGTAGCCTAATTTCGTTCCATTTGCTAACATATGTTCGCCTCCTAATTATTCCAATATACAAGGTCTGAATCCATATCAATGATCCCTTCATACCTCATCTGTTTATGTTTGAGTCCCGAAGGGTCAGGCACATCCATACAGGCCGTTCGTACTAAACCAAGTGTTGCGATTTCTTTGTCCACCTGCATTGCCGTCTCGGACGTACTCTTGTTATGCCAGATATCAATGCGGTATCTGACTTTTGCTTTGTCTTCTTTGTTGTCTGTGCGTTCAATAACGCTGTTATCTTCCTCAGTGTACTGGATCACCGGGAACTGCGCCCAGTTTGCAGGATAAACGTCTGTGACGTTATCTGCTACTTTACACAGTGCAGCGTAAATCTGGTCTTTTACATTTTTCATTTATTTTCCTTTCATTTCTGCTTTAAATCCTGTTCTAAATGCACTTAAGACTTCTTTTTCGTTATCCTTTAAGGCTGGATACATAAAAGGGTAAGCAGGATTACCTGTGCACTGATAAAAACGCCCCTGTGATGTGTCAATGTAAAACCAGCGGTATTTTTCCGCTACCCTTCTATCTACCTGGCTTTCATGAATCCACCACGGGGACATTTTGTAAGCTGGTGAGATATCTGGGGAAATCCCTGCATGATGTTCCTGTCCTTTTTTACCGGTACCAAACTCAATGTACGGGGCATACGCTTTATTTGTGTAACATATGCCCTGTACCGTGTCGCCGTTCTGCCTCACTTCCGTATGGATGCTCTGTCTAAGTTCTCCGGTGTCTTCATGGCAATTTAAGACTGCTGCCGACCTTACTATTTCAATCGCCTGTGCTGTTGCCTGCGTAAGGTTTGTTTGTGCAAGTTCTCTTAATTTCCTGCCGAGTTCTTCCATTCCTTCTACTGCCATAGACTTTCCACCTCCAGCGTGAGAAAACGATATGGTTTTATCGCTACGACTTTATGGTCTGCTTTGTAGACGAGCCTTGTTTTTGTACAGAAAAGAATCGCTTTATCACCTAAAACAAGAGCTTTGCCACCGATACATAGTAATTTCGGTTCGAAAGCTCTTTCCTTTTCTATTGCCTGATAGAGACTGATTCCATCAAGTTCCTGAATGTCAATGCCACTATCAAGAATATAGTGCAGGTGTCCATCTTCGTCTGGTTCGATTCTGTAACCTTCTGCTATGCGAAGATTCTTGATATAGTTTAAGCGGTTTCCATATTGTTCCGCCTGTACTTTTCCTGACGCTGGCCAATATTCACCCCGGAACGGCACATCTAAATCGTACCGTTCTGTTACGCAGCCTTCATTATCTTTTTCAACAATCCTCTTTCTGTGGTAATATGTATGCAGTCTATTCTCCCGAAGCCTCATAAACTTTTCCTCCCACACGGGCAAGCCGGTAACGATTTAAAATATCATAAATCTGTTTTGGTGCATCATCAAAACTATAAGACTCCCCACCCTCGCTCCGGTTCTTTTCCCCTTCGGTTCCCCGTCTGTTATAAGCAATCAGAGCAAGATCCCGCATCGGTTTTCTTAGCTGAGGAATCAAATTTTTTCTGTTTGTGTAAGAAAGAACCGTTTCTTTTGCATCCTCTAATAGAACTCCTAATAGAGATTCGTCTGTGCATCCCGTAAGGGCTTTTAAGATTTCTACATCTTCTGGCACATTACTCCTCCTTTAATACATCAATAAGCTGCTGCTTATTTAAAGAACTTGTCCCCTCTAAGCCTTTTGATTTTGCAAGTTCTCTTAATTCCTGTACAGTAAGTTCTTCTAAGTTCTGTTTAGCTTCTGGGGTTTCTTCCTTAGATGGGGGATCCTCTGTTTCTGAATTGTCTTCTGCTGAATCAGAAGGAATTTCCTCTGTCTCTAATTCAGCATAGCCTCTGTTTTTCCACTTCTGAATATCTGCGCCTTCTGCTTCTCTTTCTACGTTTTCGTTAATTAATCTCATTATGATGCCTCCTTGATGCTGATATAGATAGAATCTAATTTGTTATCTAATACCCAGATGTCGTGGAAACGTCTGTAATCCATCTGCCATGCATTTAATTTCTGGTTTACTGTTGGGTCAAAGATACGCATGATATCCTGTTTTGTGACTGCGATTGGTGTGGTTACTGGGCAAATGAAGAAATTTAAGTTCTTTGCAGATGTGCCTTTCTCGTATCCACCCTTTTCCTGTCCAGAAGTTTTTCCATCATTTAACTTAATTGTGCTATACATACGGTTTGAAGGTGTCCCGATAATCGGAACTCTATCCACGGATGGCACCTCTGTCTGGATACCTCCCTTAGAAAATGTTGTCACTCTGATTTTATCCGAAAGCTCCAGTTCTAATTCCATGATGAAATCTTCTGTTGCCTGGCAGATTAACGGTCCGTTATAGCCGCTTTCTCTTATCGCCTTGATTCCCTCTTTAATCTTGCGGAGTGCAGAAGTTCCTGTTGCTCCTGGTGTGTAACCTTTGCCAATCATGCCGGCTTTATTTGCCGTAAGAACTTCCGTTGCAATCTTCGAAATACGATACGCATCAATTTCGGGAATCACCTGTGTTCTCTGAAATTCTCCCATTGCCGCTCCTGCCGTCGGGATAAAGTTAGATTCATTAATATCCATTGGGTCTAACTGGAATAAACGTCCACGATCCTGCGTCATTTTTCTTGTTTCATACTCCAGCGTAACGGAGCCGCGCTGGTATCCAGCCTCACGGTCGTAATCTCCCATTCCCTGAATATTCATTTTGGGAATCTTAACTTCCGCTCCTCCGTTATAAAGTACCTGTCCAGCATTAGCATCCATCCATCCGGTTGTAGCTTCCCTTACTGCTATCTTATCAAGCATTGTCATGAATAATGTTGCTGTTGCTAATGTATTGATTGCCATATATTCTCACTCTCCTTTTTAGTTATAAATACCCATCATTGCATTGTAAACCTGCTTTTCAAGGTTGTCCTGTCCACCTGTCTCTGTTGCTTTCTTTAGCGGCTTATCGCCTTTTAATTTTTCATTGACTGCTGCTTCTACCGCTTTCTGAAAGGTATCTTTTACAGTCTGCATTGACTTTTTGCAAGAATCTGCATCCGTATAATCAAGAACCTCTGCAAGTTCTACCGGAAGGCCATCACCTGTTAAAGTGTTCTTGGCTTCCGCCATTAACTCCGCTCTGGCCACCTTCTTCTCTCTTTCTGAAAGTTCCTTGTCCTTCTTGTTCTGCATATACGTCCGCTGTTCGTCCTTTGTCATTTTTGCTAATTTTTCTGCTTCGGAAAGCTTGTCATCCGCCAGTGCCTGCCACTTCTCCTGAGCGTTTGTTACCGCCGTATTAACCGCTTTCTGAACCCGTCTGTCAAACTCTGCCTGATTCCCTTCCTCTGCTAAAAAGTCGTCAAAAGAAACTAGTTCCGTTCTGGCTCCGTTATCGTCCCCACCCTCGGGTCCGCCACCGTTTCCTCCTGGATCAGCAAAAAACTGTAATCTCATTTTCATTTTGTGTTCGTGTTTAAATTCTTTCATTATTCTTCCTTTCCGCCCAGCCAATTCACACTCGTGCCCAGGCCATTCAGTTTTGAAGTTGCCCGTTTCTTTAACGTCTGACGGAAAAAGACATAAAAATAAGACGCTTCGCCCTGCGTCTTTTAGGGAGATATCTAGATCGCCTCCTAAATCTTCTTTCTCATTTCTGTGTTTCCTTTCCTTCCTTGATAATCTCCACCATACCCTCTTTTACAAGATGTTCGGCACGTTCTTTACTTACTTCAAAAACTTCGTCTTTTTCTTTGATCTTGTTTAATACAACATCGTTGTATCGTTTAATGACTTTGACTTTCATTGCATTCGTCTCCTCGTTGTGCTGGCGCAATTAAATTGTTAGGTCCGCATTCTCCATTACCGCTCTTGCTTCGAGAACTGCCATATAGTCCGACATGGCTTTAAGCTGCATATTATAAGTGCTGCGTGGGCAAGTAGGTTCGAAGACAAGTGTTCCCTCGTCCCATTTCTTGAGCATTCCTCTTAATCCATCAAAGCGGATTTCCAACTGCTTATATTCTGCTTTGAAACGCTCTTTGTAATCTTCACTCATCATGCCCACTGCTGTTGCCGGAAGTTTATTCTCATCGTATTCTCTATAAGCTTCCTCAAATGCATATGCCGGAGACCAACTTTCATAACCATCTGGATATTTTACCAAATAGCCGTTATCTGTTGGATTCTCGTCTGCCGGAATCTCCCGGCCTCTATACTTATTATAGTCACCGCGATTCATCGGTTTTGCTTCAATTACTTTTGTTCCAACATACTTTTTCATGTCTTTTACCTTCCTTTTCATATTTTTTATTAAAAATGAGTATAAAAATAGCACATTAAACACTCTTTTGTATTTAACGTGCTAATAATTAACAATTAAACATTTACCACCGAGGAGTAATGCCTTACCGCCTAAGACAAGGATATAAGGATATGTCTTTCTCACTCCCATTCGGTATAAAACATCTTTGTCTTTGCCTATGAATCCATATGCTACCAGCTCAGGCATTGTACTTCTACCCCCTTCCCATGGGTAACAGTTGAAAAAATATAGATTGTATCAGAGCCTTTGATTGTCATTCCTGTTACAACCTGTGCCGTTCCGGCTGGAATCAGTAATCTTTCACTGTTTTTTTCTCCTGCGATAAATCCGGCATAAATGTCGCCTTCTGTAAGATTCTTCACAAGAAACTCTCTTCCCGTCACATCAAATTTAAAAGCATATTCTGTATTTGCTGTGACTGCTTTCCGCTGCATCTTAAATACTCCCATGTAACCTCCTTTCTGGAATAAAAATACCACCTATCCTTTTCTGATAAGTGGTACTATTCCTTATGATTTTTACATCTCATGCAAATTTCTTTATATTCAGGTACTAAAAGCACTCTTTCCGGCACTGTCCAATCAGGAGCAAGTCCCTCTGTAACCATGTGAATATCATAGCATAATGCATCATCAATCGTTTTTTTGAATATTGGACACATGATTTCCTCCTGCATATTTTTCCACCGCCTTCCTGATTTTCAAAGTGTTCTCATCAAATTCTTTACTCGAAAAAGCTGTTCTTATATTTTTATTTTCTACGTCTACATATGCCGCTCCATCTTTGCTATAATAGTTTACAAACCGTCCATTCCATCTGGTAAGTGAAATGTCTGATTTTTTTATAAAGTTTTCTGCTTCTTCACGGCTAACCATATGTGCCCGTTCTGCATTGATATGATTTGTATCGTATGTATAATCAGAAACATCTATCTTTTCTGGATTTACTTTTGGAATTCCTTTAATGCCAGAATCTTTGAGAGCCTTTCCAATCTCATAATCTGTCTTAGTGTTTCCAGGATTCTTTTTAAAGTATTGTTTTAATGCTTTGAGCTGTTCCCATTTCTCAGGTTCATTATACTTCATTTCCTGAAAGTCTGCAAAATGTTTTGGCATATCTTTTCCTAAGACTTTTTGATATGCGTCAAATTGTCTTCGGTCTTTAGCTGCGTTTTTTACTGCCTTTTCCTGCGCCTCGGCTTTTAGGTTGCCCTTGACATATTGCTTATACCATTCCTTGTAGGTCATGTTGGCAGGAACCTTTATTGTGCGCCCCGTTTCAGGGTCATATGCGTTTCTTTTCATGTTTTTGAGAATTTCATCGTCTACGATGTTTATTGTCGTAGAACGACACCATGGATGCATTGGCGGGTAATTCTTCCCAGCCACCGCTTCCGATACCGAAAATGTTTTGCTGTCCAATTCCCGACATAATTCACTGGTTCTCAAGTCCAAAATTGCAACATAACGATATTTTTTTATTCCTGCCTCTTTGTAAGCTCTCTTTTGCAGTTCTCCATGTACAAAAGCTGACTCTGTTCTTACTAATCGTCTTGCCTGTATCATACCGGTATTGAATGTTTTCTCAAAGGTCTGTGCTGTTTCCCTATCGGTTCTTCCCGTGAGAAGACTTATTATCATCTCTTCCTTTAGCGTTTCCGCAAGGTCTTGTGTGTTCTTCCAAATACGCTTTGAATAATGTTTCCCAGACCAATTTATTGACAATGCATGAGCTATCTCTTTTTCAGAAATATTAGAAAAAGCAAATCCATAGCCCGTCTGTCTTTGGGTATTATAAATGGTTTTATAGTAGCTGTCTCTGGCCAGATTCTCAAAAAAGGTTGTGTCAAATTGCTTTTCTTGTTCATATACATTTTGCATCAAGAAATCAACCTGCCGCATCATATCTTTGAATCTCTCTATCCTGTTGGTATATGCCGGAGCTTCTAATACTTTTAGGATGTCCTGTCTTCCTTTTCTTGTTTTCTCGTTTCTGAGAGCTAATAAGAGTTCATCTATGGATGCTTTATCCTGCATCTTATTTAAGAGTTCCCATGCCTCTACTTCGGAAAGTCCGTAATCATTGCGGTACTTATCAAATACATCTCTGGCTGCATAGGTTAGCTGGGTCAATGCTTTTCGGTAAATCCTTGCTATTTTCTGTGCAGTCCTTTCTGCGTCTTCCATTGCATGATACATGTCCCATGCCGCTCTATTCTCCCAGTAATCACTCATCTACATCATCCTTTGTATCTTTGTTACCCGGTGGTGTATTTTCCTGCATACCAAATAGTGCCTGCTGCTTTTCGATAGCTTTCTCTTCCTCTTCGTCTAATGCTTTTAACTCTTCGTCAACATCTTCCACGAAAGGAATCTGAGAAAGTAATGTCTTTCGACTTACTTTTCCCCAGAGGTTTGCTATGATCTGGGAGATTTCAAGAAGATTCTTTGGTAAGGCTCGTGTAAACGTTGGGGCAATCCCGGATATGTCTATCTGCTGTCCTTTCAGGTTAAGAAAATTGGCAAAGATACGAAGTCTCTTTCGAAGTCCCTTTTTGTAATAGCGTGTTTTAATCTTTGTGATATTCTCCATACCTAATAGTTTAAATTCCATCGCCACACCGCTGACGTTACCACCGAAGGATTCGTCTGTCATACAAGGGATATGGGAGAATTTATGGATGTCCTGTTCGATTGCCTTCTTTAAGATTTCCACGCCGCTCTCATCGAATGTTCTGGTGAGATACTCCGCTTTCGCCCCCTCGCCTGGCATTTCTAATACCTTTCGCTGTTTCACTTTCTGCATTGCTGTTTTAATGCCGTCTTCTTCTTTCCCCTCATCGTCCGTTACCGTATCGTCCGCAAGTAATGTACCGTAAATTGCCAAAATCGCATCAATGAATTGCTCTTTATCGGTGATACGGTCACTCATCAGTGCGTTATATGCATCAATAAGAGGAATCTGCAGCTCAAAGTCTCCGATCGCCAATTTATTGTTCTGGTATTCGATGATCGGTATCTCTCCCATGTGATGAATATATGGGACTTCCGTTGTTGGCTGTATCGTTGGGGTATTTTCGATATCTAACTCATATTTATAATTCGCTGTCACAACTGTTGCCATGTAGTGGTCTGGAGATCTTCCGGAATCATCTTTCTTGACATAATAATAGACAGCAAAGAGCTCATTCTCCTCAATGCTGTCATCCTTTACCATGAAAGTATTCTCTGCTGAGATATTTTTAATGCAGAGAGTTGTTTCATTCTCCTTCACATAAATATATTCATAGGCTAATCCGTAGATAGAAAGCTCTAATCCATTGTCTCCGTCCGCTTCATCCGCTCCCGCATCCTCTAAAGCATCCGTTAGTACTGTAATGTCAGCAGAAGATTTATAGGAGACTGGGTTGCCGATGAAGTAGCTTACTACTGTGTCAGAGATATCTTTTGCATGATTACATACAAGTTTATTTTCTCGTTCAGTGTCTCCAAGTATTTTATGTTTGCCCTCGTAGTATTCTATATTTTTCCTAAGTTTGCTTGCCAGGCTGATATGTTTACTGATTAATTGACGGAGCATCTGTTTGTCCGGGCTACTCTCGTCAAATCGTTCTCTTGGTATTGTAAATGTATATATTGTTCTCACCTTCTTATCTTGGCTTTCTTCATTCTCGCTACCCTATTGCCTAATATCGTAGAACAAAAGTAACGTGCTGCATCGCATCCGTGGTCGAACTGTTTTACCGGTTTATCTTCTCCATGCTCTAAAGCTTTTTCGTCCCAGATGTAAGAAGCAAATTCTCCGATTGTATTCACGCAGGACTTTTCAAAGCAAATTTTGCAAAGATTTAATAATGTTCCTACAAGACGAATTCCGTCCAGTACATCATTTTTTGCTTTGAGTACTTTGTAACCTCGTTTTCGCAGCTCTGCAATAAAGGAAGCTGCGGAAGGGTCTACGATGATCGCTTTTATCTGTGTCCCGTCAAGCCATTCTTTTAGATCGTCTGCGTATTCTGAGTCTGTTTTCTGTTTACCTTTATCTCGGCCAGAATAATAATACTCTCTTGTGCAGTACCAAACTCCATCCACGCCTTTGTTCCATAAAAGAAATACTGTAGCGTTCTGGGTTCCATAGTCGCAGGAAACATAGCGATTTTTATTTATCAGCAAGCTATAGAATTCCCGGATATCTTTTACATGTTTCTTTTCATCGAACATATCGTAAATGATGCCTTCCGCCGCTGCCCATAGTCCTTTGATGTATCGTTTGAAGAAAACTCCTGTGTACATCGCACGATATCTTTGCTTAATCTTCTCCGACAGAGAAAGATTGTCGTCCATTGTAAAGTGCAAGTACAAGATTTCTTTTAGTCCATGAGTTTTTCCCTTTTCGGCCGCTTCTTCTTTGATTTTCTTTGTTTGCTCTTTTCCTAAGTAGCTCGTTGATTTATTTATCCAGTTTTGTTTGAACCAGTGATATGGCCCATCTGGATTGCAGTTAAACCAGTATTTTGAGCCATCTACAGAGCATCGTCCTGTTGCCTGGTTGACAAAACTTTCCGGCATCAGGGCAACTTCATCAAAAAAGACCCCTGCCAGGGTAATACCCTGAATGAGGTCTTGTGAGCGTTCATCCTTGCCACCAAAAATATAAAAATAATTTTCCTTTCCATTTCTGCGAACAATTACGAGATTGTCCGCTCTATGGTCTTCTACATAGTAACCGCGGCTTTTAAGCATCAGTTTCAGCCAAAACAAAACATTTCGCCTGAAAGAACCGATTGTTTTTCCGCACATCGCAAAGTTTTGACCGTCAAACGATTCCATCGCCCACATAGCAAATGAGAGCGACATAGAGACTGTCTTGCCCGAACGTATTGCTCCATCTGCTATGATGCCGTCCATATCGTGAACTGGAGAGTTTGGCATCCACCAGGTAAGGATTTTCTTTTGCTTTTTTGAGAACGGCTTAAATTTAAAGGCTGCTTTCTTTACTCTTCTTCCCATACTGCGTATGCCTCGCCTTTCAGTGCTTCTAGGAAGCCATCATCTTCTGTTTCTTCTTCATCCACACCAGATATAATTGCCGTCTTCGCCCTGATCTGCTCGATCCTAGCCTTCTGTTCCTCTGTTGCTAATTCATAATTACTATGCAACAGTTCATCATATTGCTTTATCAAGGACCTTAATTCTCCCTGTGCCCTTGCCTGTGCTTTTAAAAATGTTGCCTGTTTATCCCATGCTTCCTGTACCTCCCACTTCTCGCCTATAAGCTTACCCTTTGATTTTTTCCCTTCGACTTTCTCGATTGTCTTATCCTCGTGGTCCTTTACATACATGATCTGCTGTGCTCTGACGATTGCAGCATAAGCAATCTGTATATTTTCCCAGAGAATATCTAAAGGGTCCTTCTTTTCAATCTCCTGGATAATAGAAAAGGTCTCTTCCGGAAGATACTTCGAGAAGAAACCATGCTTTTCTGCGTTTTTATTTTGTTTTGGAGCGGCTCCGCCCTTGCCGCCTACGGCATTCTTGTTACCTGGCTGACCGCCTTTCTTTGCTTTCGCAACGTTGCGTTTCTCTTTTGCAACGTTGCAATCCCATTTATATCTATTTTTCCAACTTCGGACTGTTCCTTCCGGAACTCCTAATTGACTTGCAATCTCAATTAGCTTATGTCCTTTTAAGTATAATTCTTTTGCCTGCGTTATCCTCTCATCCGGCTTCCTCGGCATCACCACCACCTCTCATTCGTTTTTGTTTTGGAAATATCCCCTCCAGGAATCGAACCTGGGACATTTATGCTCTACCACTGAGCTAAGGGGATAAGAAAAGCACCCCGAAGGGTGCTCCAAACTATTTATTTTTAATTATTTTCTCTATTATTTTTTTCACGCTATTTGCAGCCTCATCATTTTCAGCAACCATGCTTGTTACAAAACAATGTGCAATAAATTCTGAAATATCTTCATCAAAGTCGTGTTGCATTTTATATTTATTATAAATATATATTATTTCATCATTTTTGTATAATTCTAATTGGGTTTCTATCGCATGTGCAAATTCATGTATAAAAACATATTGCAGATGATTCTTATGACAAATATCTTCCAAATCCCACTTTTTAATCAATACATCGTCTGGTATGCCTCCCTTTCCAAACATGTTAAAGTGACTCATTTCTCCCCACTTATCTGAATTAATTACAATTTTTCCTGTATCTTTATCATTATAACAATACATTGCAACTGTATTTTCATCTATATTTTCTTCAACAGAAGATGAATCACATAACATTTCGATATTAATCTGGGGATACTTGCTCATTAAATAATAAAATAATACACGAATTTTTTTAATACTTGCTTTAGGTGGGTAGGGTTTGTTTAATCCAAACAAAATTTTTGTTTTTCTTCCGTCTTCCAAATCCCATGTTTCATCCATATTTTTTACTTTAAACATTTTTCACCTCTGTACTTTTAATCAATTTTTTGTTCTTTGCCAAAAAAAGCACTCTTTTGAGTGCTTTTAAATTATATTTTAATTCGGCGTAGAACGTCGATGTCCACTAACTTTAGTTCCATCACTGCGTACATACGGTTTAACTACTACAATTTTCTTATCTTGTTTTCCTCTTACACTGCTTTTGGTTTTTGACATCTTCTATTATACCCCTTTCAAAAGTATTATAGAAGTATATCCAGCTGGTAAATATACCCCTTTCTTAATTAATCAGTTATGTTTATTATCCGGCTCTGGCCCTGGGCCAACCCAGATTCTGAAGGCTCTTTTACCATAAGTCTTAGCATAAATTCTTTTGCCATCCTTTGTGGTAATGTATGCACGAAAAATATACATACTATCCCCTCCTTTCTTCAAGTTTTACTTGAAAAAGGAATGCCACAATGATATAATTTAATTGTTCAGAAAAAATTATATAACCAGCTGATTGTGACATCACTTTCAGCAAATAGCTAAGTATATTATATGCTTGGCTATTTTTCTATGTAAAGGATTTTTCCTTAACATCAATATTTATGTAATTCTTTATATTGAATTGTGGCTGCCTGACGCGACATAACGCATTGAGTTGCCATTTCTTCAATAGACATATCTTTGACTAAGTCAGCTGGAGCCAACAGTTCTGCTGCAAAAGTATTAGCTTGCCATTCTGGATTTTGATATACAGGAATATCCCCTCTTGCATAAGATATATTTTCTGGTTGATGAAGTATATAATGCCCTAATTCATGACATAGTGTAAATCTGTCTCTAGGATTATCATGAATTGCCCCCTCATATACATCACTCCTAATTCTCATAATATTACGGGAAGTATTTGTAGTTCCGTAAGTATCCTCCATTTCAAAAGGTTCCACAACTTCAAACTCCATTCCCATATTATTTTCCGGATTAGCTAAAACCCATTCAATAAACTGAACAATCGGGAAATATGGATTCTCATCACATCCTGTTATTTTTCTCAATTCAAAAGCTAAGTTTCTTATCTTTTTTCTTGATAGTGGCATGGCCGCTATGTTCATTAAAGATCGCCATCCTTTCGTAAAAGATCCTTTATCTTTCGCTTATCAAGTTGATTAAATTTTCGCGCAAATGATAACATCATCATTCGGTCATCATCTGACATAGAACTAATGTCAATGCTATCATAATTTTGAGCTTCGAAAATACCCTTTTTTAATTCTTTTGTTTGCGCCTCATTCAAATCATACTTTTGAATTAATAAATCTTCCCAATCTTTAGGCGGTTTCTTCTTTCCATTTTCTACTTTTGATAAAAATGCTGATGAAACCCCTAGCTTCTTTGCCATATCATAAAGCAACTCATCATTGTCGATTCGTAACTTTCGGCAAAACTTACCAAAATTATTCACCATCACTTATCCTCCTCACCTTTAGGGATTTCCGACCCTCATCCTTATATTAACCTATTTTGGGAAATTCGTCAAGGGATTTGGGGTTAATTTTTTAAACTTTTCAAAAGCAATTTCATCCACTTTTTGTATATAAGAAAAACGCCCCACGTTATGCGGAGCGCTTTCTTGGCATTTCTCATCTCGCAAGAGATAATCTTCACAAATGAGAAACAATCAATGAATCTTTAAAATTTATCTTCTTGTTTCATTTTATAATTTAGCATACTTTTTCGTAACATGTGTAACATTCGTAACAAACTTTTATTTTTTTTCAAAGAATCTCCTTAATTCCATCTTCAAACTTCCGGATGTGCTTCCTTTCATTCTGTCCGCTACCTCTTCCCATGTAAGTTTTTTCTCATATCGGAAGCGGATAATTCTCTGAATACGGATTGGTGCCTGATTAATGACTTCTAATGCCTGCAGTCTGACGCGGTTTGCTTTTTCTCTCCGCTTAGAAAGAATATCCATTTCTTTCGTCAAGCGTTCATTGTGTTTCTCATCATACGCAAGCCCTTCGATGTTAAAGGACTGTTGTGTATATGGATGCTCGTTCATGCTGCCTTTTACCTTGTCAGAAGTAACTGCAGTCTGCTTTTGTTCTAGCTCTTCAATATCTTCCTCTGTTTCTCTAACAAGTTCGCAGGCATCTACATAATCATTGAGAACCTGTTTTATATTCAAGACAACCACCTCCCGCTATCTATAAATCTTGCCTGTTTTCTTATCTCTGAGTTTAATCCGTCCAAATACTTCAAATTCATCTATTGCCGCTACTGCTTTCATAGCATTAATTGTTCTTGTTACTGAATCCGGCGGCTTATCCGCTGCCTTAATTGCATCATGCGCCGTTTTGTCTTTGTAGTGTTCGTGATTTCGTGTATCCATCCTACCACCTCACTTATTAAGTATGTAAAATACAAATCCTGTATAAATTAATGCCGCTATAATCACTATTGCTTCTGTTATACTCATCTGTATTCCTCCTGTTTAAAAATATGTGAGCGTATCCGCGGCGTTGTTTGCCATCAACTCGACTCGTTTTAAATATCTTAACTGATTCTGGATGTATGTATCAGAGTCTTTGCCTCCGGCTGCTCTCCAGTCAGCTATTCGCTTATCAACATCTTGCAGTACATTAATCGGAATCATATCAAGATTGATATCTTCAAGGCTAATCTGCTCCATCTTTTTACTCCTCTCAAATATGCTCATGCAACTCCGGTGGTCCAAACGACTGAGGCTCCAGCTCCATCAAAGCATTATATCTCTCAACATGTTCATCTGGTGTAATCTCATCGTTCATAAGCTCCTGCTCCAATTTATTGTATTCAGCATCTATCCTCTCTTTAAACTCCTGACGGCTTATCTTCCCTTCGATAAGCATTTGTTCTAATATTTTGTATTCGTGACTCATAATTTACTTTTTCCTCTTATTCACCTGTTTCGTATGCTCCGCCACTCTCTTACAGCCTGCTTTCCATCTCTGGTAGGCTTTGCCCTGATTGCACGGTTGGTTCATTCCCTCGCAACGGTCTCTTTCGGGACATTTCACGCATGGATTAATCATCTCTTTCTTCTCCTCTCTACTGCTTTCCGCATATCTTCCCACTCTTTTCTTAAATCTTCTGGAAATATTCCTGGATTAATCGCTTCTTTTCTGGCTTCCAGCTCTGCTCTAATAAAATTTTGTTTTGTTATTTCTGTTTTTGCCTTTTCTAAGAGATGCAATGCAGTCTCTAAATCTTTCTCGGTAAACTTAGGGTCGCATAAGTAAGATGCTATGTAAGGCGGCTCTGCGTCCAAATCATAAAGGCTGCGCTCAATAATTTTTCTCACGTTATCCGTATAAAGTTCTAACGGGATATCTATCCTAACTTTCTTCATTGTTTCCTTTCTCCCCGGCGTTGCCGGGGAATCAATGGCATATAGCTCCGTGTTCGTTCGGAACCGTTGATTAGTTACATGTAATGTAAAAATCCTCTAAAGAGGTATGTCCAGCTCATTTCAGTTTCAAGTTTAATTTATTACCCGCAACATAAAGCGAAAGTATTTCTCTCTTGCGAAGATCTTCGTATGCGTCTTCGCATAAATCTCCCGCTCTGCGAGATGCATGGAACTCTAAATCATCTACATTTATGGTTAGTTCCATTGGCATATCTGCGTCAATTGCTACCATTAATACATCGTGTAATTTCATTTCTATCTACCTCCCGTAAGTTTTTTCTCTATCGCTGCATAATCATAATCTCTGCCCTCGAAATTATGAAAATTGTTATTTTGTTTATTAGCTTTCCCGGAGCTCCTGCTAGAGCTGCTCTTTTTCTTCGTCAAAGGATAAAATCCTTTCCACCCTCTGATAAATGCAGTCTTACAGATCAGTATTCTTTCCTGCTCATCCTTCCCCATGGAAGAAAGTTCCTGCCTCAGTGCTTCTATCTGCTCTTTCATCAACGGGGTACGCTGCTGCTGATTTCTCATCAAGATATATTTTTCAAAGGCATCGTTAAGCTCCGGATTGCTATAATATATATAAGTATTATTTTCTTTTCTTTTATTTTGTTGAATATCTACATCATTTATCGTCTTTTCTGTTGCAGAAATCGTTGTTTCTGTTGCAGAAATAAGATTTTGGGGTGCATTTAATAAAGGTTGACCGTTTTTATCAATCAACCGATATTTATCTTTATTGACTTTGTTCCTAACAGTCACTGAATCATAGCGTCGCTGAATTCCAGCAGAGGTGATAATATTTTGATTAAGGAGGGTTTTATCAAACAGCCCTATATCCGCACAATAATAAATCACTTGCAACACAAAGTCTTTTTTCTTTACCCAGCGGTTCCCGATGGTTTTGATTATTTTTACCGCTAACTGCTCCATACTGGGAACCTCTAAGTAATAACCTTCATGATAAATCATGCAAAGCAGCACATCATAAATCGTCTGCCCTAATGGACCATACTCATTCATCAGGTCCATGATTTTAAAATCATCATAATAATCAACATCTTTAGAAAAGTAACTAAGCCCTGTCTTGGCTTTGCGGCCCATTAAGCCACCACCTTTCTCATATGCTGCTTATAGCGACCTCCACTCTTGGAGAGTCTGAATAAAATTTCTCTACAGACAGCGAAACAATCTGCGTATCGTCATGATAAGCGACCTTGTTTAATGCGTCTAAGATACTCTTTATAACATTATCTAAATCCGGCTTCTTTGTCGGCCGGATAAGACCGGCAAGCATCTGCTGCCGCTTTTTCTTGCTCGTACTCTTTGCGATCGGGTAATATGCTATGATATTTGCTTTAAGCTCCTCATCCGCATCAAAGGGATGTGCCCTGGTCTGGTAGAAGCAAGTCCTTACCAAATTTTCATACAAAACTGTTCCCTCCGGGGTGTAGGAAAATGTTCGACCGCCTGTATGTACGGTTCTGGCCCGGGCCTTTCCTTTCGGAGGGCCGGGGACTGTGAAAGTGATTTCTGACATAATGCTTAACCAATAATAGTGATACCAAGAGCAGGATTGATATTTTCCATCAGGTATTCCTTGATAGATGCTACTGCTTCATACTTCCAGATGCCGCCGTCTGCCTCGATAAGCTTAAAGAATGGCTGTCCATCGTTTCCTTCTTTAATTCGGAAAATAAACTTGCTCTCCGGCTGCTCTACTTCAAGAAAAGTACGATATGGGCGAAGGATTACCGGGTTTGGAACAAGAACATCCTCCTTACCAGCAATACCTTTGCTAATTGTTGCCTTCTGACTGGTTCCATCATCTCCATAATTGGCTACTGTTTTGCTTTCTACGTTACCGGCTACTGTAAGGATCAATGCAGTTTCGTCTGTCTGTTCAAATGCAGTCTGCATATTGATAATGAAACGTTCCTGATCATATGCATGGTCAAACTCAAATCCATTCGGATTTGTCGTCACACAGAACAGTTCTTCTCTGTTTCTTTCTTTTGTAAGACCAGAGATAAGGCGAACCTTTGTAGGGGATTCCACATGAATAATCATGGAATCTCTAAGTTCTTTCTGTTTTCCATTGATATAATCAATAAGGGAATTTAAACTTGTTGCAGTTAATGGATAAGCCATCTCCTCTTTATCGTATCTAGTAAGGTTCTTATCACAGTATGTCTTTCCTGCAATCTCTGATACATGAGGCTCTCTTGCCTCGTCTGCGAGCTGTGCTAAAAAAATCATTGCTTCTCTTAAATTACTTTCCATTATGCGTTTCCTCCTATCTGGCTGTTCTTAAATCAACAACATTGTTACTTGGTTCTGTTTCATAAATCTCTCCAGTAGATGGGTCATACCCTCTTACTGGTTCTTCTGTATCGCTATTCTGAGCTTCTACATCTTTAAAAGAAAGCTGGCCTGGAATCTGATTGCCAATCTCTACACAATCTACTTCCCCAGTCTTTAAATCCTTACCCATAGAGAGTGCCGCAACCGTTCCTAGCTCTGGAGCAAGAGCAACTTTCGTTTCTACTGCCGCTGCAGAAAAGTTTCTCTCTGGATTTGCTTTCATTGTGATGGTTACGGTAATCTTTCTCGCTTTAGTAGGGTCTGTGTTTGGGTCAATGATATTCTCTGTGACCTTTTGTAAAGCCTTATTCACCTGTGCAGATAAGGCTCCATCTGCAAACTGTTCAAGGTTAATATGTCTCATTTTTTATCATCCTTTCTTAGAAAAACATCTGCTGTCCTTCTGGTACCGCCTCCTGCGCATCATTCTGTGTAGGTGCCGGTTCCTTAGTTACTGTGCTATTATTTGTTACTGGCTGTGCTACTGCCTTCTCTTCGATTGCTACCGTCTCTACCGGAGGAACATAAACCTCACCAGCAACATCTTCTGCAAATCCCTTTTCCTCTGCAGTGCACATACCGCCAAAGGCAGATGGGAAAGCTTCTCTCAATGCCTGTACTAATGCGACCTTGCGGATCATCGTAGATGGCTTCTTGCCCCACTGGGAATTTAAGCTGCCATCCTTCTTTCTTCCTGCATATTCGTCAAAAGAAACTTCTGCTTCGTATGCATGACTTCGGTCTTTACGGTAAACCTTCGCCCATCCTCCAAGAATCTCTTCGGAAGGAAGCTTAAAGCATCCGGTTCTGTGAATCACTTCTCTTGTCTCGGCATCCATTACAATGATCCCCGCTTCAAAACCATCGTAGTGTTCATTGGCTTCTGCCCGTTTCATGTAAGCCTCTTTACCGATAACCATTGTAGCTGGTTCATTGCCGTATTTAATGCAATGCGCTTCTTTTGTCCAAGGGTTTAATCCGCTGTTTTTGCAGAGATTCATAAACATTACTACTTCGTTCATCGTAACATTATCTTTGTTTCCGGAAATCATATATTGTTTCACGACTTCCGGAGTAAGTTCAATCTTCATTCCTGCTACCTCATAAGATGCGGACTGAACGTTTTGAAATGCTTCTGTTCTTTTCTTTGCCAATGTGTTTGATACTGCCATTTAAAGTTCCTCGCTTTCTAAAATATCTACCTGTTCGGCATTTCTTTTAAGTTTCATCAATACTTCATTTAAGTAAGCAAACTGTGTTTCGTTCGCTGTGATTGCGATCACTACTCTTTTACGTCTGAGTTTTGCTGCCTGCTCCTGATAACTTTCCGGGATAGCCGGCTGCTGTGTAACAATATTTGCCGGATCCGACTGTTTTTCCGGAACAGGGGCAGACTGTACCTTACCGGCCATTTCTACCCTGGCGGCCTCTTCTTTTCTCCTGCGCTCTTTTTCTTCTGTTTCCTGTTTCTTTTGTTCTTCGTAAAAAGATTTCTTCTTTGCTGTATCTTCAAGCTGCTGTTTTTTTGCCATTGCCGCCATAAGGTCAAAGTCTTTTAAGTACTCCTCTTTCATCTCATAAACATAAGGAGAATTTTCCGTATTGATAATCTTTAAGTCTCCGTCTATCTTTTCCCGGATAGTGATAATCTCCTCTTTTATGGATTTTAATGTTGTAGAGACGTTCAGCCAGGATTCTTTAAAAATCTTCTCAAACGGTACCGTACGGTCCAGATCGCCGATGCACTCCTTGTAAATCTCTTTGACTTTCGTAAGCTTCTCCTGTCTCTTACCCTCTTCATATCCTTTTACCTGTGTATCAATATTTTCGATTGCTCCATTAATGATCTCAACCAGTTCTTTCTCCTTAACAGCAAAATCTTCATAAGGAAGCATAACCTCTTTTTTGATTTCTTTTCTCTTATCCTCAAGGGCAGTAACTAATTTTCTTAAATTCGTTCTATCCTGCTTTGCATCTTTAATCTGGTCATCGCTATAAACGAGATTCAGATAATCGCTTGATTTCTTTGTGATTTCTTCTTTTAACTCTTCAAAGTTCCAATCGATTGCTTTTAAAAAGCCGTCTGCCTGTGGGTTATAAATCTTTAACTCCATCGCTATTTCTCCTTTTTAAATTTCCGGAAGAAGAAGTCCCGGCTCCTGTCCACTTTGCAAGCTGTGCCAGAATGCTTCCTCCTCTTCTTTTAACATCTTGATATCTGAGAGGACTTCTTCCCTCTCAATGTGATAATGTTTCGTTGTCAGCCTCACTTCCCCATCTCTTACACGCTTAAGCTGTGCTTTTAACACTACGAAGTCATACTCTGTGACTAAGAGATAGTGAAGGACCTGTATGTAATAATTGTCCGGTATCCGATTATCCCATTTTTCCCACTGCATAGACTGTAAGATATTTGTTGTCTTGATCTCTAAAATGCCTCTCCGTCCATCTGGATCCGTCAGTTCGCCATCCAAAGAGGCATGTGCCCAAGGATATTTTTTATTGATGATCATGTTGTTGTCGTAATACTCCACTTTGTATTCCGGATAGTCTAAAGCAAACAATGCTCTAAGCAGCGGCTCTGCATCGTTTCCATACTTGACATACGATTTGCCCGAAATATCTACAGGAGACATCTGTCCTTTCTTCTCCATCCACAGTTCCTGATTTGTTTTATATGGATTCAGTCCAAGGATAGCAGAGGCATCGGAACCGCCGATGCCCTTACGATTTACCAGCCACTCTTCCATGGAATCAAATTGGATTCTTGTAATATCTATTGAAAGACGCTCTCTTTTCATGCTGTCTCCAGAAAACTAAAACGCTGCATTAACATCTTCATTGTCTCCTCCGGCTCACCAATACCTTCCATGTCTTCGCCGTACTCACCAGCCGGCTGTGCCAGAACAATATCGCCCACAATAGGTACCATACCGTTAAAAACTGTACCGATTATATTAAGCTCTAATTCTTTCATGCGCCCTTCTTTGTCAACGAGCATTATTACAGGGCGTTTAAAGAAATCGTACATCTGCTCTGTTGCCACGGCCTCAACATATCCACCGACAGCCTTCTGCATTGCTTTATAATCACCAAAATCTACATCTATGATAGAAATCTTATTGTGTGCTGTTATCTTAATTGTTTTCATCTATGTACTCCATTCTTTCTCATATCTAATACAATCAGTTCCTCTAGTGCCACCTTACGCCTCTGATACAACAGAGACGCAGGCTGCAGCTTAAGAGCTGTTTCATTCTGGCTATATTTACGAAGCAGAAAATTAATTATCATGTTTCTCGCCTGCCAAAATTTCAAGGTGTGCAATGCACTTATCATAGTCTACTTTTTGTTTTTCATACGATGCAACGAGGGATATATTGAAATGAACAAATTCTTTTTCCGTATCAAACTCTCCCAGCATAGTAAGTACGCTAACACTAGAATTACCATAAATAAAATTGACAAAATTTCCGGCCTGCTGTGCTGCATATACTTTTTCAATCAAATTCTTAATCTCTTCCAATCCTAAAAACTTGTTTTCTTCTGTAGTCATAAATTTCTCCTTTTCTTTTCCTCTATCATGAGGTATACTTTAAGTGATTTATTTGCTATGTGCCCATTGGGAGTTGCCGCTCCCTCAGGCACATTTTTTTATTTTGATTCTGCCTTTTGTAGACATTTCTCGATATCTTCCCCTTCGTATGTAAGCAAAAATTGGTCTAAAGCTTCTGGTCTCACTTTAGTACTCCCGATTTTAATGCTCGGCAACAAGCCGGCATTAATTAATCGGTAAGCCATATTTGTGTTGACTCTCAACTCTTTTGCGACTTCTCTTACGGTTAACAACATTTATCTCTCCCTCCTTTCCTAGTCATTCTTGACTTTTCACTAATTCTCCAATATCCTTTTCATACAGGATGCTGAAGGCAAAGAACCCAGCACTATTTCTTATACTCTTCAAGAAATGTTACAGAAAAATCTTTAACACTTTGTACTAAGCTGAATTCTCCTAAAACAGATTTCACTCCTTCTAAAACCTCTATAGCTTCATCATGCGTGAGTTTTTCTCTGGAGAACTTGTCTATAATTTCTTGGACAAGTTCTCCTCTTTTTTCTCCACTAAAAACTGTTCCGTTATTCATTTGGATGTCTTGAAAAAACATTCTTTTTCACCTTCTTATCTCTCTTGACTTTTTATAGTTTCTCCAATATTCTTGTTACACAGGCACTGCAATGCCGAGTACTTAAGAAAGGAGAAGCATTATGCAATTAACCCCAGATTGTATACGAGACGTTCTGCTTGAGTTCGAAACATTTCATATGGGTGTTTACAAAGCTGATGATTTTCAAGATTGCCTGTTATCTTATGGCAAAGAGCAAACCCTCTATACCTTAATTAAACTTTTTGAAGGTGGTTACATTAATGGTAGGCTTGAGCGTTCTCGTGATGGACAATTAATTACTTTTCAGGTTTATGAAATGACTTTTCAAGGACATGAGTTCCTCGAAAAAATCAGATCTGATACCGTATGGAACCAGAAGTTAAAACCTGTTTTTACAACTATCGGTTCCATGTCTCTTGAAGTAATATCCAGTGTAGCCAATAATGCTGTAACCTCTCTTGTCCTGCAAAAATTAGGCTTATAATTTGAAAAGTTTCTTTGCTGCGAAACGGGTACATTCTTCTATGTCCTGATTATTTGGAAGTTTGTATCCGTTTTTTTCAATGTAATACAGAAGTGCTGCACAAGAAATACTTCTCGCCAGCCACCCAACTGCACATATTGCAGTTGTAATAGTAAGTATTATTGTTTTCATTATTCCTCCTATCCTGCTTTCTCATTTTGATTAGTGAATTAAATTCAACATTTTAATTAAAAAAAATAGAATCGCGTTCTTTTTTTGTAAGACGTAAAATTCGAGTCAACGAAACAATTTCAGAGGCTCTAAAATCTGGATTATTCATTCTATTATAAAATGTTTCCCTGCCAACGCCCATTTTTTCTGTCAAAAAAGAAATACTCATTCCGGATTCTTTTATTTTTTCCTTAAGAAGTTCCACATTAGCCATCTTTTTCCCTCCTTGTTCAACATTTATTTTGGTGAATTATATTCACACCTGTAATATATCATTTCGTTGAATATATGTCAACATTTTTTATCATTTTTGTTGATTTATTTTCACTCACATGATATATTGACTTTGGAAGGTGGTGATATTATGTTGCTACTCTATAAAAATATCAAGAAACGTCGATTAGAAATTGGAATGTCTCAAGAGGAATTAGCCCAAAAAACTGGCTATACGAGTCGTTCATCTATTGCTAAAATCGAAAAAGGCGAAGTTGATTTACAGTTGTCTAAAATTAAACTTTTTGCAAATGCCTTGCGTGTTAGCCAATCAGAATTGATGGGATTGGAAGGAATTGCAACTGCTGCAACTGCTGAATTTTTAGCCGACTTAACTCTTGATCCAGAATTATTAGAGTATACAACAAAACTTTCTAAAATGCCTAATAGCCATAAACATAAAGTCTATGGCTATATAGATAGAATTGTAGAAGAAATTAATTAAAGATACTGGGGACTAGCACCCCCAGTTTCTTTTTAATTTTTCAGCAAATACAAATACGAACTCGCAAAACGTTTCATTTTCGCAATTGCTAATTAATTTGAGAAGTTTCTTTCTGTACATTATGTAACGCTCCTTTCTTCCGAAAGTATGTTCGATTTTATTATATTATATAACTCGAACATATTTTCGTCAATATGTAATTTTTGGAATTAAATTCCCCATCAATAGTAGTATGACAGAATAGCGATCTAATAAAATTCTTCATTAACCTCCTCATAAAATAATGCAGCATATTTTTTTCAAATAACCTCCTTGATTTGAAATTTATCTGATTATAACAGATTTTAAAATTGGACGATTTTTCTGTAGAAGTTTTTTGTGTGTCAGGCTCCGACACATTAATTCTATTTTTTTCGATATATCTATTTCTTTTTATTATCGAACTCTGTATAATAATATTAAAATACATATAGGAGGAACTGTTATGAAGAAAGTATTTTTAGCAATGTTAATGTGCATTACGTTGTTGATGCCCGTGGGTGTGTCCGCAAGAGAGAGTTGCAATCATTCTTGGGGGCCGTGGGAAACTCTTTCTGAAGCAACTTGTGGAGATGAAGGCGAAGAATATCGAGAGTGTTCTAAATGTTATTACACTGAATATCGAGACATTCCGGCAACAGGAAATCACGTTTGGGGAAACTGGCTTGTTATTCAACCGGCAGATTGTTTTAAAAGTGGAGAACGGGTGCGTTATTGCAAAAACTGTTCAGAAAGGCAATCTGAGTCTATTCCTGCTTACGGCCATCACACCTGGACCAATTGGCATATTGATAACGATGCAAATTGTCTTAATTCTGGAAAGAAATCACGCTATTGTACGGTATGCTACGATGAACAAACTGCTATTATTCCGAAAAATCCATCCAAACATGAATTTGGTAGCTGGCGGGCAACTAAAACACCGACTATCTTGAAGTCAGGTACTCAAACTAGAACTTGTTTCGTCTGTGGTTATGAGCAAAATAAAACCTTGCCTAAATTAAAAGCAAGAGTCACTTTGAAATACAAAAACTTATCAGTCAGGAAGAAGACCACATTTAAAATTCCTGTAAAAACATATTCTCGTGGGGATTCTATTAAAAAATATAGCAGTAGCAAAACAAAGGTCGCAACAGTAACAAAGAAAGGGATTGTAAAAACAAAGAAAAAGGGGACAACTGTGATAACCGTTATCATGCGTTCCGGCGCAAAGGCAACTTGTAAAGTTAAAGTAAAATAGTAGATTTTAATCTTTATTTTTGCGCCGGCACAATTATTATTTCTTATATGCAAAAAGAGCAGCTCATCCGCTGCTCTTTTCTTTTTTTGTAGTCAGAAAGCTGACTACAAACACCTTTTTCAGTATACTGACTAAAAAAATCACGCACAGAGGTTTCTGGAAACCTCCCCTCTTATAGGATATGACATGCTCTTTTACGGAAAACCTTACAGATTACATCAAAAAACATGCGTTTTTGTGCAAAAAACCTACCCCAAGACTGGTTTTCGCATATCCGAAACCTCCTGAGGCACCTTTTAGCTCACTTTTCATTTTTCAATAATTTTGCATCGCACAATCATACATAAAATTTCAAAACCAGAATATACTTGAATTATCTGACCCAATATGATATATTGAAGTCAGAAAAGAATAAGCTGTACAATATGTACACAAACACAAATCCCCTCAGTACCGCGAATACTGAGGGGATTTTTTGTGGGGCTTGGTTACCGCATGGTTTTACTTCTTCTTTCGGTCAAACCACTTGCGAAGTATAGTCAAGATTAGTTCAACAAGGATGCCTGAGACAATACCGGCCAATACCGACAGAAGAAAAGAATATGCTGACAATATGTACACCCCCTTTCTGTTGCCAGAATGGGGCGGCAACGATGGGATTATATCATAATTTCTTAGAAAAGTCTTTAAAAATTAATAAAATCTTAATTTCTCAAAATCTTAATTTGTGATATAATCAAAACATAAAGATAGTTGACATAATATAAATATTATGATAGACTACAATGGTTTTTTTGTAAATTAGTTTATAATTTGATGATATAAAGAAATAAGAGTCTAGGAACTCGTCAATGAGGCATTGCGACCTCGCACAAAAAGGATTGCTTTTAAAATGCAATCCTTTTTATTTTGTCCTTTTTTATGTTATAATGTTTTTAATTATAATATAGGAGGGAACTATATTGAATGATGTAAAATTAAAAGACTTATACATGGGCTTACCTGATGGAGAAGTTGAGGCTCAGGATGAAAGATTTCAAGAACTCTTCTTTGATCCTAACAATAAATATGATGAAATAATAAACAACAAAGAGAAGTTTTTAATTATCGGAAGCAAGGGAAGTGGCAAAACTTATCTTTCTAAATATATTGTAGATAAATCTCCTTCCAAACAGGCTTGTACGATAGTTGATCCTGAAAAATTTTGGATATGCAAACTTATAAATATTGAGGAACAGGAATTAACAAATGAGCATATTTCGTTATTATGTAGATGGTTTTTACTATGTGAAATCGCAAATTCATTATTGAAGAAACATTGTTTGCGTAAATATTCTCCTGTAAGTAGGTTAAGCAAACTGCAAAAATTTATTAAGGAATACAATGATGATACGTTTTATAAAATCGTATCTTTATCTACCACTAATAATCAGGAACTTTCTGGAAGCTCTTCATACACACTCTCTCACTCAGATAAACCATACAGTCGGGGCGTTCAGCATTCTACCGAAGCTAAACTATCTAATGGACGCTCTTATGAAAGTACGCGCAAAAAATTTTCTGATTTAATTAATTATTTTGAACAACTTGTTTTTGATTGCTTCAGGATGAACGATCATCTACTTATTATTTTAGATGATTTAGACGAATTAAAAAAGGAAGCTGGCGAACAAAGCGAACATATTATATATAACTTAATAATCGCTGCAAAAAAATATAATTTTCATTTTAATTCTCGTGCCAAGAGTCTTAAAATAATCATGCTATTGCGCAGTGATATATTAAATAAAATGCAGGGAAGTCATCCTAATCTAAATAAAATAAAAACCTCCTGTTCCATAGAGTTATATTGGTTACTTGACTCTACTCATGATAAATGGGACCATCCTTTAATTAGTATGATTTTTCATAAAATAAGAGCTTCCTGCGAACCCTATAAAAATCGTTCAAACAAAGAACTATTTGAAATATTATTTCCTGAATCAATTGACAAGAAAAATCCTCTTGACTTCTTATTAGATCATAGTCTTGGGCGACCTCGTGACATTGTTACATTTCTAAACTGTGCAAAAAAAGAATTTCCGGGGAGAACGTGTTTTTCAGCTACAGTTTTAAAAGAAACTAGAAAAATTTATGCTACAGATTTTTATAATGAAATGCTTAACCAAGCCTCTTTTTATAAAAGCAGTTCCTATAGCACACAATGTTTAAAATTAATAGCCGGAATCAAAAGACCTTCTTTTTCTTACAACGATATCAAAGCACTCTATGAAGAAAATAAAGATTCTTATAATGAAATTGATAATCTTGATGATGCCATACACTTTCTTTATAGGCTAGGGGCTATTGGAAACTCATGGAAAGCAAAAAAGGGGAAACATCGTACATGTTGGTACTATAAAATAGATGCTATAGACGAAGTCGATCTATCAAAAAATTTCACTATTCATTATGGGCTTAGAAAAAAATTTTCATTATAGTCTCTTAACATTATCTTGCACATATGTTCTGTACGCTGTATAATAATCCTATAAATAAAAAATCCGGTACTGATAATACCGGATTTGTAACTTATCAATCATAGGATGACTGATATATAGACTCAAACAAATTATATCATACATCCTAACAATTGTATAGGGTGTATTTTTTATACCCTTTTTTCGAAAGGATGATTTCATCATGGGAAAAATCGGAACAAGGAAACGAGGAAAGACCTGGCAATATTACTTTCAGCTTGCCAGCGTGGACGGAACAAGGAAATGGAAAACCGGTAGCGGATACCGAACAAAGGCAGAAGCCCTGGCAGCTGGCACACAAGCTTTAGCTGAGTATAATGCTACTGGGATTGCTTTTAAAGCTTCTGAACAATCCGTGGCCGATTATTTTGATTATTGGATAGAGAATTATGCAGAGCGTGAACTTGCCGAATCAACGGTAAATACTTACAAGAAAAGAATACGCCTCTATATTAAGCCTCATATTGGTTCGTACAAACTAAAAAATATACAGGGTGAAACTTTACAAAAATTGTTGGCAGACTTGCACAAAACCGGTATGAGTAGAAATACATTAGGCTGCATAAAAGGGATTCTAACATCCGCTTTTAGCTATGCTACAGTGCAGGCGAAATTCATTGCCGTAGACCCGGCTTACAGAATAACCCTACCGAATAAGAGAAAAGATTCCGAAATTGGAACAAGAAAAGATGAACATATTTTTATTGAAAAAGATGTATGGAATGAAATTATTGAACGCTTTCCAGAAGGGCACCCTTCTCATCTTCCGTTGGTCCTTGGATATTACTGTGGACTGCGTCTTGGGGAAGTGTATGGATTGACATGGGATTGTGTAGATTTTGAAAAGAAAACTATTTTGATAAACAAACAAATGCAGGAACCGTCTGGATATGGTAAATGGCTACTTTACATACCTAAGTATGATTCTGCTCGAACAATTATAGTAAGTGACAATGTTCTTGCACTATTAAAAAGAACGAGGGAGTTACTGCTTTTAGATCAGGAGAATTGCGGAGAATATTATAAAAAGATTTACATGAATTATGACGAAGAAAATCACATTCTTCTTCCGACCACCGATTTAAGACCTGTGCATTTTGTTAATGTAAAACAGGGTGGTCTTCTGGCTCATCCACGAAATATGCAGCATGTTTCTCGCGTTATTCATGGCAAAGCAAAAAATTCAAAAGTTATTTGCGAAGATTGGGATTTTCACAGCTTACGACATACACACGCAACTCTTCTCGAACAAGCAGGCGTTGCACTACCTTTGATTCAAAAGAGGCTCGGTCATATTGATATGAAAATGACTCAGCGTTATACAAATCACGTTACAAACGAAATGATATCTGTACTAAAAAGAGAAATAAATAAAGAGAACGATGACAACATTGACAACAACCTCGATTAA